GGGGCCAGTGTTACTTCCCCGCCCGATCTGATTCGTAATCGTGTTCTTACCTATCATGTTGCCGCCGACATCCGCGCCCACGAACGGGCCACCGATCTCATTGCCGCGATAGGGGCGACCCCCACCAACGAAAGGCTGCTCCCCGCGCGATACCCCGCCATACGTTGCGGGGCCATCCACAAGGTTGCCCATCTGGTCGCGCTGCCCGTAGATCACCGAGGGCATATCGGGCACGCCTGCAAGTACGCCTGCCACCGAGGGCAGCGGAGCTTTCATCCCTTGAATCTCATCCCTTCCGGCTAATCCTTTATTGGTGAACAGGGGGGACTGTCTCTGCTCATCAATGCGAGAAATACCGGCGACCCCCGAGGGGGCCATCGTGAACTTGGCCCCGCTGTCTGCGACCCCGCCCATGCTGCCGGGGGGAGTGGGGGGTGCGCCCATGCTGCCCACGCCGCGTTCAGCCTTCTGCTTCTGGTACGACCCCTCGTAGTTACCTCCGGGGGTTATCGTGTTCGCTCCCGCGTTGGTCGCTCCTGCGATAGCGTTTACAGTTACCGGATCAAACCGTCCGTACGGGCGATCAGTCACCCACTTTATGCCGGGGCGGGGGGTGTTCAGGTCTGTGCCGACAGGAACGCCATACCCCTGCGCTTCCATCGGGTCAGTAACAATGCGGGGCAGCGCCATAGTTAGTTACTCCAAGAGAACCCATTTTGGCCGAACGCCCAACCAATCGGGGCGCGCATTTTGCGCCGGTTGTCTTTCAGCACCTCGCTGGTAGCCTTCTCAAACCGCGCCTCATACTTATCCGCTGCGGTAGAGTGACCGTCGATGTCCGAATTGCTGAATGCCCGATACGCGGCCCATGCCAGCATGTCAAGCACATACATGTCGTGAATCTCGCAATCCGCGCTCAACTTGTTCACGTCGAACGGGACCAGCGGCAGCCGCGCCGTTTTCAGGAAGATCGTAGTGCCATTCTCGGCTACCGTGGGCGCGGGCCAGATGCGCATATGCACGCCGCCCTTGGTATCAACCACAAGGGTTTCGTCGGTAGCGAAAGCGCGCGGGGGGCCGGGGTTCAATTCCGAAACGCTATTCACATCGAACCACGGCGCGTTGTCCTGCTGGTACGTGGACAGCAACGCACGCCCCACACGCGCGAGGTCGATCTGCTCATCCTCGTAGGACGCAGAGACGACGGCGAGCACGCTCTCATGGAGATCGTACGTGGAAACGCCAGTAGCCAAGGTCACTTCGATCACCTCGGGCGTACTGGCGTCCCGCAGCAGTAGCGTCTTGCGCGCAAACCGCTGCATGGCGTCGTTGATGTAACGAACTAGCGTCTCATCGGACCACAGCTTGTCGTTCGGGCCAGAGGCAAGTTCGGCATCATCGCGCAGTACGTTTTCCCGAAGCTCGCCTAGCAGAGCTTCTAGGTTCATGGTTACGCCGCCTGTGCTTCACGCACGACACGGTAGGGGAACCGCAGCTTCTTGCGGTAGCCGATGACCTGTTTGGTTGTTGGGTCGATCTGCGGGACTTCCTGCACTGCTGCATCGAGCACGTGCAGCAGGCCCTCGGGGACCAGTGCGTCCTCGCCGGGGCGCAGCATGAATGACCGCAGCAAGTGCCCTGAACCGAACTGGATGAACTGCCCGGTGGGGGGAATGTTGTCGTTCTCCTCCAGATGGATCAGTATCATCTTCTCACCCTTGGGAGTAGGGACAGGAACCGCCTTTGCCTTCGGCCTCGACTTCGGCTTGAGCGCAGGTACGTCCTCGTCGTCGGCAATCAGATTGTTCAGCGGGTCAGACATGTTAATCCTCCGAGGTTGCACGATCAAAGTTGGTCGCCATGTCATCTTCAACCGGCTCCAACGAATCCAACACCTTGTTGACGAACGCCGCTGCCTGCTTGGCGTCGGGGAAAGCGTACTCTTTCCAAGGGTCCTGATATGGTATCTTGGAGTTCTTGTTGGCTTTCGCCACCTTCGGGTCGGGAACCTCGACGGTATAGCCGTTCTGCAGCTTCTCGATACGTACGACCGTCTCGCTCATCGTCCTCTCCGGTTGAGGAAGGGGGCCGAAGCCCCCTGCCTTATGCCCGACGCCGGGTTACCCCTTGGCAGTCCAGTAGAACGACTTGGACGCGAGCATGATCGAGGTCGGCACCGTGACCTGATCCGCAGTACCGGCAGCAGCCGTACCAACGGTCGGGCCTTCAGTCGTTTCCAGCGTGCGCGTACCCGCCGCCACCGTCTTGAGCGCGCCGGGGTTGGTCATCTGATTCGCCCACTCGTACGTAATGCGGTCGGTCAGGTTGACCATCTTGAACTCGCGCGGCACGAAGCCAAGCGAGACCACGAATGCCGCCGCCGACCCATCGGAATCCAACTTGCCCGACGAGAAGTTGACGACGCCGCCGCTGTCGAGGCGAGTATTGGTAGTGAAAGCCATCTTGTATCTCCTTCAGGTTTAAGCGGTGGTGATCGCGTTCCAGATACCGGGGGTGATGCAGAACAAATGCACCGCCTTGTTCGCCGCCACAGCAAACGCGGCGTTGGCCGAGAGTGCGTTGACAGCATCACCAGTAGAGGGAAACACGTTCATCGAGTTGGTAGCAGCGGAATTGCACACGAACATGTCGATGCCGGGGACGGCGGGCGGCAGCTTCACCGAGTCCGCAGCCGAGGCGACCGTAGTGACGCGGTTGAACCGCTCGGTCAGGATATGCGACGTACCGGCTTGACCACCACCTGCAAGGGCAGTGATGCCGCCACGCGTCGTCATCTGATCCAGAAACATGTCCTTCACTTCCGGGTCAGTAGCGTGCGCCACGATATCAACGGGACGATTAAAAGGCATAGTCAATCTCCTTGGTTGTCAGGGGGCCGAAGCCCCCCGAGATTGATTAGGCCGTCGCCGCGACTTCGCAACGCACGAGGTACGCGTCCTGCAGGATGACGGCAGACTGCCACGCCTTCCAGCCGACCGTGCCACGCTGCGCCAGCGGATCGCCGGGGGCGGGCTTCGGGTTGACGACCATCGGAGTGATCGAGTCGCGGCCCTTGAGGGGGACGATGCCGAACGCATCCTTGGCGATGTACAGGATCGGGTACACGTCGGCGTTGGTGCCGGTCGTGGACCGCATCAGCCCCTTCGCGCCGCCGCCATCCTGCCACGGGGCGAAGATGGTGGAGGTCAGGTAGCGCACGCGCTCAACCGCCCCGATTTCGTTCTCGTACGGCGTGGTGGTGCCGTACTGCTTCGGGTTGATGTAGCCCGCCATGCCCCGGATGTCCGTTTCCAGATCGGGATGACACAGGCCGATGAACGCGCCTTCGACCGGCTCGGTGCGGTAGTTCGCGCTCGATGCCACAACCGACGTAATCATCTTGCCGTTCTGGCGCAGGATCGAACTCGTGATCCGACGCTGCACAGCCAGCGTGATCGGCGTGTTGACTTCGGTGCGCAGCGGCGTACCGTCGTCATTGGCGTAGTACACATTGACGCCAGCCTTCAGGATGTTGAAGCGGATCGTCTCGATGGTGACCGCCGCCTGCTCGGCCATCAACTGCGTGGCTTCGCGCAGGATCGGGTCCTCGTGCGTGTCCATCACCACGTCGGTGATCGTCACGTAGTCGCCGTACTGGTTCAACTGCACCGTGTAGTCTTGGCTCGACAGACGGTTACCCATCGGGGTTACGCCTTCGACCAGCGGCGTCAGCGCCAACGGAGTGTAGTACGCGTTCAGCGGCATCGCCGTGCCGGTGTTACCCGCCGTACCGGTCGCACCGGTCAGGAAGTAGCGCCGGAACTTCGCGGTTTTGGTGTTGTTGGTAGGGATCGGGTAGTTCTGGCCGAACTTCTCGATAACCATGTACGGCATTGCGCGCGTCAGGAGGTCTTTGACGACGTAGGCTGCGGTACGCGGCGAGATATCGCCGTAGTTGACAACGTTTGCCATTTGGTAAGTCCTTTAGGTTGAGTCGTTACTTGCTGCCCAACGCCTCGTTCCACGCCGAATCGAAATCATCCGGGTCGGCTTGTCCCGTAACGGGGGCGGTTCGCTTTGAATCGACCACACCTAGCGCCTTAGCCGCTTGCTTGGCTTTCGCTGAGAGTTCGGTCACGCCTGCTGCCGGGGCCGCAGCCCCTGCCACTACCCGAGGCTTGCGCCCGGTTGCGGACTTGAAGTCGGTAAGCAGTTCAACAAGCTCGTGCGGCTCGCCTTCAGCGATCACCGCATCGACCACACGCTTGCGCGTGCCGGTGAGGCCATCGGCCCACTTCAGCACGTCGTTGTACATTGCATCGTCGTAGTCTGCATGCGCAGCGCGAATCGCCGACAACGTAGTGGTCTCGGCAACCGTGTCGGCTGCCTGCGCGCCGCGCATCACCAGTGGGTCATAGACCCGCGCGATTTCGCTGAAAATGTGCTTGACCAGTTCACCGTACTCCTGACGGCGGCGAAGGGCCTCACCCTTAGCGACATCCGGCCAATCCTTCTCATACGTCGCCAGAAACTCTTTCTCGTCTGCGGCGTAGATGTCGGGCGGCGGGGTCTCGACCGGGGGCCGAGCTTCCTGCTGCTGCGGCTCGGGCTGCTTAGTGACCTTAGCTTCAAGCTCCTTGAACCGAGCCTCCCAATCCTCATTCTCGGAGGTAGAAGTCTCGGCAGGTTTCTCGGCGCCCTCGGGGGGCTTCGCCTCGCCCTCGGGTGCAGGAGTTTCAGCAGGCGTCTCCGTAGCCGGGGCTTCGGGGGTTTCCTTCTTGACATCCGCAGCCGCTTGATCTACCACGGAGGTAGATTCACCTTCTTCGGGTTTGCCGCTCGGTTCCGGGGCAGTTAACTCATCGAACGCCGACGACATCGCGTCGTAATCGGAGACCGTGGGTTCTTCGGGCTTGGTGGTATCGGTTGCCATGAGGAAGCCTTATAGGACAGTTGAAATGGAAAGTCAAACCTCGGAGGTGGACGCCCTGCGAGGCTCTTTCAGGGCTTTTAGGTACTTCTTGTACGCCTGTGCCTCACCCTGCAGGACTGCGACCTCGCCGATATTGGTGCTGATGATGAGTTCCTTCACTCGGTCGAGATCGTGTTCCAGCAGCGCGGCGAGGGCTATGCCCACCCCCTCGTCACGCCCGGCGCGCAGGATTTCGCCGTAGGTCACCAACTGCTCTTTCGTGAGCTTCATTTCTTCGCCTTCGCTGCAGGAGCCGGGGGCGGTTGATTCTCGATCTCCTTGATCGTCATCAACCCATCGGGTATCTCATTGCTGACGCCGGTCTTGACCTCGGCGACATCGGTGGGGGTGATCCCCTTCTCCAGCCCAAGCAGGATCGCGTTGTACTGCGTTGCCGCCGCACCCGCCGCGTTCTTCTCCGACTGCGTGAGGTTCTTGACCGCCTCGGCGAGCGTCTTGCGAATCTCGGCGCGGATCATTTCTTCCTGCTGCGCCTGCGTCTTTTGCTGCGACTGCGCCTGCCCTTCCTCGCGGCGCTTCGCTTCCGCGCCGTTGACCATGACAGTCGGGTCCATGTCGCGCACGGCGATGCGTTCCTTGAGCATCTTCTGCCAATCAATGTACAGGCGCTCCTCGGGCTGTAGCGAGGTCGCCATCGCGTCGTAACCCATCCCCCTGACCTCCTTGGCGATCAGGCTCGTGGAGCCGCGCGCAACGGGCTGGAAATCGCCCTTGATCGAGGGCTTGCCGTTGAAGTACTTGTTGAACAGGATGATCGAGCCGAACATGGACTCGGTGAAGATGTCGTGGTTGCGTACGACATCCTTGAAGGGCAACGCCG